ACATGGGGGATCTGGTTCATTATTATATCTGACAATAGCTTGTTCGGTGTCTTTAGTAAAGTAGTTTTTACTCTTGGGTCTTCTTTTTCTTGCCACGGTGATCATTTTATTTCTTTTAACTTGAAATCGTTCAAGATATCTTGAATCTTTTGGATGGAATCAAAAAATTGTCCAACCTCATCATCAGATTTAAATGTACCAGCTCGATCTATTTCTTTGAGTTTTTTATCAGATGCATCTATTGTTTTAGATAACCTATCTAAATAAATAAGATATTCTGCTAATATGTCTTCTTGTTTTTCGTTTTTACGCATTAAATTAAAAGTGGTAAATCCTAAGATTACCACTAATACTGATAGGGAAGATATTAATACTATTTCTATCATAAACTATTTAACATGTTTTTTAAACCTTCACTTTTCATTGAACCAAGAGTCTTGGTTTTAACATCCAATTTTTTACCCTTAGGTTTGTTTAAAACTTCTTTATTAAATTTGGAAAGCCATACTTGTTCAAATTCGATTCTTGCTGCCATTAAATCTGCCTGATGGATTATAAATACCAATGAAGTTCGAGGTTTTTGCTCTGGCATGAAAGATTTTAAATAGGGCTCATTAGCTTGATCATATAAACCATCATGTAATTTGATAGTCATCCATTCGTTTTCAGTAAGTTTAATATCATGATCAACAAGTAATTTAATGGATCTGTCTGGGACTGACATATAAGCTAATTTTTTGTTGTATTGATACATTTCACCTAAATTCTTTTTTCTCCATTCGTCCTGAGATGGTAAGTATGCTATTTCTTCACCATTACCCATTTTACCTAAATCATGGTTTATAGCTGAGAATACAAGTTCTTCGGTTGTGTAATTTTGTTCTGTTCCAAATTCTTTCCATACTTCATTTATAGCTAAAGCACCGCTTACAACTCTATTAACATGGTCAACATAACCACCTGGAAAGGCATTGTGGTAAGCTGTTTTATGTGATGCTGGCATTAATACAAGATCATCTTCAAATTTCTTGTAGAATGCTAATAATTTTTCTTTTCTGGGAGATGATATATGTTCTTCAATATTGGTTAAGAATATTTCCCAATTTGCCTGGATGTGTTCCGCTGATAGACTCATTATGCTTCTCTTTCTATAATATCAACAAGATCCTGGACTGTTTCTTCTACTGCTCTTTGAGCTTCATTAATTGAGGTTCTATCTCCACCTCTATGAATCTGCATATCAAGTTTTTTTAATTGACCCTGGAGAGTTCTTAATCGGTTGGATACTAATTTTTTGTTTCTCATAACTTTATTTTATTTTTACTAGGGTGTTCCTTATAATCCCATGTGTCACCTTGTCACACTTTTTTTTATTATACGTTTTTTTCAAACCCCGTGATGGGAATATACGATGTTAGGATTTCGACTCCAAATTATCTTTAAGATACTTTTGAATTTTCACTAAAAAAGCACATTTCTCATATTCTTCTGCGTCTTCAAAAAAGGATATTGATAATTTTAATGCTGTATCTAAATAATCATCATGCTGAATAGTTAAACTACCTTGCCATATTTCTTCATCTATTTTACAATCTCTAATATAATTCCAGGCTCTATGGTGAGCTATGTATTCTCCTACTTCATCCATACCATCCATTCCAAAATCATCTTTAGGGGTTTTAAACATGTTAATAAGTTTCTTTTGAAATACATGTTGGTTTAGAATAATTTTTTTTAAACATACCTACTTTAAATGTAGGAGTTTTTTCAAATTGTTCCATATTAATAGTAGAGGGAGCCTCATCAGTGTACTTTTTGGGATCACCTCCAAATAGATTAAATATGTGGTTTATATTCATGTCCGTAATAAATATAGTACTAGTAAGGTATACTCCAAATTAAGTTAAAGAAAAAAAACGTCATATATGACTTGTATATGACTAAAAGGTGACGTATATTTATAGATATGATAAAAAATATAACAGCACTTGTAGGAATAATGTTGATGGTAAGCTGTTCTACTACAGAAACAATTACTACTTCGACAATAAGCAGAAAAGCAATAATAGAAGGTAATGAAGTTACTTTAATAACCCAACAAAAACTTTCTTTAGACCAATATAACGAAATTAAAAAAAGTTATAATTTGTTGGTAGTAAAAAGGGATTAATAGTTTTGACCATAGTGAGTCCAATCGAAAATACTCTCGTTAAGATCCCATGT